CAGAGGGATCATTAGCTCTGCCTGCTTCGTCTTCTCCAGCAAAACCTCTAGGCATTAACCTCTCCTATTAGCTGTGCGTTGTAATGCTATTTGTGCTCGCATAGCTGCAATATCTTCTGTACTTCCAATACGCTCACGTTGGATTGCAGCTTGTTCATTAGCTTTTTGTTTATTAAACTCAAGCTCCATTTGCTCTTGCCGAGCATCCTGCATTTGATCTTGTTGCCGTAATGCAAGCTCTTGTTGTTTTAATTCTACAAGCGGATCTTTTTGTTGCGCGGCTAATAACTGTGATTCTTGCTGCAAATACTCTGTTACTAATTGTGCCTCTATTTGATCTACCATATTTTGCATAGCTTCGGGAGGCATTTGCTGACCAGTATTTTGCATATTCATCATTTGCTGTTGTGCAACCATTTGTGCTTTTAATGTCAAATGTTCAAAAATATGCGTCTGTAAAATCTGCATTGCAGCAGGATTACCTTTTACAACAATACTATTCATAAATGCTAAATGTGATTGTATATGAGCATCATGGTTTTGTTGCGGGAATGCTTTTAATTGTTGTTTGCCAGCTAGTGCCATCTGTAACAAACCATTTTCTGTGATAGCATTTGTAGGTTGTGGCTGTTGCGGAGGTGTTAATATCTGTTCAATATTATCTACCCCTAACGCACTATACATTCTACGATATGCTTCATAGACATTATGCATTTGTGGATTGGCTTGTGCCAATTTTAATTGTTCACTAGCTAAACTCACACGTTGAGACATACTAAATATATTAGGATTAGCTACAGGAACAATATCAACCCGACCGTCAAAATCACTAGCTTTTAATCCAGGCTGATTACCTGTGACATTGTATGAATAATCACTGCCATCTGTGCCAATAATTTCCGCAAGCAATTTAAATTCTTGCTTCATAGCATTGTACAAACGCTTATGCACTGCCGACATAATACGGCTACCACGTTCCATCAAGGCAACAGTTGTGCCTACAGGCATTTCTGTATTTTGGATATTACCTGTGCCTATATCTGTCGTACCTACAAATTTTTGCGCTGCCTGAACTACAAAACCAAGCAGCTGGAACAGAGTCGCGCTCGGCTCTTTATAGGGCAAAGGTAAGAGCGAGCCGCGTAGCTCCGTTCCAACAACATCGACATCTCGCCACTCTCCAGGTTGTAGTGGTTGGTCGTCATCTCGGATACGCAAACCTCTAGCCTTAAATCCTGCTGGCATATTTGATAAAGTACCAGCATCTATAAGCTGCCGTAGGTTAGCCGTAGCTGTACGCGATAGATTACCTAGTAAATGAATCAAGCCGTTACCGTAAAAACCTAATCCTGGAGTAAACATATAATGAATAAAGAACTGTTTTTTACGTTTCATAGGGTCTGTTTCCGCATAATTACGGTAAATAGACAAAACTTCACCAGAATCAGCAGAAACTGTAACAATATACGGTAATTTTATACCTGTTTCCTCACCATCTGCATCTTTATCAGCAAAATCTGCCAAATCTAAGAAACAATGGCACTCATACAGTGTAATTTCTTCATATGTACCCTGCTTTTCTACACCAGCAAGCTCTTCTTTAGTCTCTTTCAGCTCATCATACTCACCTTCACCAGCAGATATTTCAATATCGCGGTAAAAACCATTAACTTGCTGCTTGCGTAACTCATTTTCGGTCATACGAATGATGTGTGTAGCACGTTCTGCACTCGCAAGATCAGTTGCACTGTACGGCACAAGCAAATCTTCGGCCTGTACAAACTTACTTACCTGTCTGCCAAGCTGCGGATCGGGATAAATTTTCTTAAATGCACTACCACATAACCCTAGATAGTATAACATCTGATCAAATTCAGAATCATACTCTTCCATAATATGCAGTATTTGATAATTCATCTCTTGTTTAATACGTTCTGCCTGTTTTTCCAGTTCAGCAGTTGTATCACCCAAGACTTGTGTGCGGACAGGACCGCTCGGTGGTAATAATTCTTTATATGCTTGTGCTTGGAACTGGCTAACAGCCTCATTCAACATAGGATGTATTACACCAGTAGCTCCTTGGAACGGTTCTGTACGGTTATCATACTTAATACCAAGTAAATTGAGACCTTTGGTATAAGTGCTTAACCATTCATTACGAGATGCTTTATCCTCATCTACTTTTTCCAACACCATACTAGATATACCAGTAAGTTCATCCTCATCAATAAACTCAGCAAGGTTATCCATAAATTTTGCTTCACCCTTTTCTTTATCTTCAGGGGCAGCAAACTCAACAGAGCCATCTTCTAATGTAGACATTTCCATACCATCGAATGATGGTTCGGGGGCAGCAGTAGGTAGTTCTATTTCTAATTCATCATCTGGCAATGGATTACCAACCAATGCCATCTCGCGTTCAACATTATTAAAGGGACTTTTCTGTACCGCCACTTGACTTACCTCCCTGTATCAAACGCAATTTAGGCCGATCCACTTTTTTCACATCATCAAGAACTTCTTCTATCAGCTGTTTTAACTCTTCCACTCTAACCGTAATAGGCTGTACTTCTGGGGGGTGCATCGACATAATCGTTATAATCCTCTGGGTGCTGTATAAACCCACCTTCGCGGAAACGTCGGAGAGCCTGTGTTACTGTATCAACAAAATCATCATTTTCGCCAACAGGAAATGAGGCACACTCCTCTATCACTTCCTCTGCCCAACGAGTATCTGGAGCCCATACTAAACCACTTTCTAGGATTGGCGCAATGGAGTTTACACGAGTAAATTTATCATTACCTCTACTCGGCGCATAATTCTGCACCGGAATACCCATACTTCGTAATTCTTGCGTCAGCGGCATACCTGTTGCTTTTGCTTCAATAATCACACATTCTGGTTCCCAGTAATCATATTCTTCTTTTGCTATACGTTTTAATTCTGGGAAATCCCATCGGCCACGTCGCGCATCACATAGAATAATGTTTGGTGGTTCTCCATCAACTGGATAAAATACACCCCATGTTGTTATTGCACTATAATCAGCATTCTCTTTTTTACTAAATGCCGTATCATAAGACTGCATTACATAACTTAATTTAGGTATATCTTCTTTATCCCACTGCTTCCACCACTCGCGTTTTAATATAGCTGTAGTTTCACTCGTCGGATTTTGCTGCCATTGCGCTTCCCACTTACCTACGGATAATGAAGCCTTAACCTTTAACAACTCATCTTTTTTCCAAAACTCAGGCCACAATACTTTATCATCTTCTAATAAAGCAGGGAACTCTACTACTTCCCACTGGTCAGCCAGTACATCTCGCGCCTGTTGTTTTAATAATTTACCCGTCAAATCAATCTCTGACCAACGCGTCATTACAATCACAATTGATCCTCCAGGCTGTAAACGCTGCCGTGGACCACTTGTATACCACTCATAAGCATTCTCTAATGCTGCTGGTGACATTGCATCTTGTTCACTATGCGGATCATCAATAATCATTAAATCCGCACCACGGCCTGTAATCGCACCGCCAACACCAGCCGCAAAATATTCACCGCCAGCATGTGTCTCCCATCGGCCAGCCGCCGAACTATCCTGCCGTAATTTTACATCTGGAAAGACCAGAGAGTAATCGGTACTGTTCATAAGGTTACGCACTTTACGACCAAACCGCACTGCCAGTTCACCTGTATGCGTTGCCTGTATTATCTTTAATTTTGGATTTAAGCCCATTAAATAACTCGGCAATAAATAACTGGCAAATTCTGACTTAGTATGTCGCGGTGGCATATTCACAATTAACCGCTTAATACTGCCATCAGCTAGGCCATTAAACTTCTTTGCCATTATCTTATGGTGCTTCCCCTCAATAAACTCAGGCCATACTGTTTTGCAGTAGGCCATAAAATCCTTCCTCGCGCGATCACTCGAGATATGTTGCTTCTGCTTCTCAAGCAACCGTGCATACTGCTTCAATACTTCTTCGGGGACGTTTACCGGAACATCAGTCATAATATTCTAATAATATAAAAATTTCCACGGCGCAATGATCTCGGATCAATGTTTCAAAAAGGGGGGGTGGGGTACGCCGCAATAATTATCTGACTGCTGCCGAAGTCGAGAGAACCGTGTACTGCGCTGTGCTTGTACAGGTTCGTCGCTTTTTTAGGGGGGTTGCCCTGTGGTAAAAGTGCAACAGTGTTGCAAACCAGCCGCCAAGTACCTTTTGGCGGCTGGTTGCTAGGGGTTAGCCTGTAACCACCAGTTTGCCAAACGCCGTGCCATATGTGTTGGCTGTTTGGCTGCTAAGGTTAAAGCCGCCGTTTAGTATTGCGGCAACCGCGTTTTGGTTGGTTGCGGCACTGTTTGCATTTGCAAACACGCTAGCCGCCCAATGCTGGTGCGCGGCCTGTATAGCCGCCAATGGCACTGGTGCTAGCTTGGTTGGCAGTTTAGTGCTAATGCCAGCAACATTGTAGCACTGCACACCTTTAACAGTATGCTGTGGCACACCGTTTACACACGCCCATAAAATAAGGCCGCGTGCGCTAACACCGCCAGCCTTTTTGGGTTGCATAACACGCCACAAAGCACCGCCGCCAAACAGCACACCGTTTGCCAAGGCATTAGGCGTTAATTGCAAAGCAACATTGCCAAGGCCGTTAGCGTTAATAAAAGCAACCATAGCCGCAACATTAGTTGCATTGGTTGCACCATTTGCACCGTTAAAAGCCTGTGCCGCTTGTGTAGTTTTGTTAACCATTGTTAACCCCTTTTTAGTTAAGGCCGCCGCCCCATGCGGTGGCCGTAGGTATTTTATGCCATAGGTGGCATACGGTTGTAAACCCCTAAAAGCACATTATTATAAAAATAAATGCCAACCCTGTAAAAAGACCTAACAGCATTATGCCCTCCATGCGCTACGGTAGCCAAAACCAAACAGCACCGCACCCATAAGTCCCATAAATACATTGACCCAATGGTGGTCAAAAATAGGTGGCAATACAAATGCACCCGTCGCGGCAAACATTAGGGTGATACCTGCCACCATGTTAAGGGTACAGAAAAACATATATAACCAGCTCATATCCAGCTCCTTTGCGTTACGTTATGTATTTACATTGCCCGCCGCCGCGCTGTCTTGCCAGCACAAAATTGTCACTGTGATAACTTGTGAAGTCTTG